CTTAACATTTTGTTGGCACCACTGCATAGAACAAGGCTCACTCGCGATTAAGCGAGGCTTGAGGTAAGTTTTCGGGACATCGACCAACTTTGACGCAGGCTCTAAATCACTTTGATCAGAGCCAAAGTCGGCCGAATTCATGACAGTGTGACTCCAGGACTCCAGGTTGTGAAACCCACAGTCCGCGTAAGGAAACACGCTCTCCAAGCGTTCAGGCCAAGATGGCCAATGGTACTTGTTAAGGTACCTCCGCTTATCGGAGACAGCGCCCGGTCCATGTTTGAACTCACTCTCGACCCATTTGTACGGGCCGATTGTAGAGGAAACCAACCCAGACACGATGTCTAAATTGGTCAGGAGGTCAGAGATAACCGCTTTGTCATTGCGGTAGTCTCCATCTAGCTGCTCAAACGGTCGTCCTTCTTCGAACGCTTTTTCAAGCGCCTTCGACGTTTTCTCTCGGGTTCTGAAACCTTTGAGTCGTCGCATTTCCGAAGAACTAACATCAGTTTGAGCCCAAAACCATGATGGTTCTGGGAGCTCCTTGTCTTCTTCAATGAAGCTCGCAATTGCCTTTTTAATAGCAGATTGCGGACAAGGGACTTCAGCCTTCTTAGCGAACAGCAGTAGCTGACGCAAGAAAGTAATAGCCTGTACATCAGGTTCCTCCTTCAAACTTCCATCGCTGTTGAACACGAGTAGGTATAACCCCTTGAGAAATCGAGGGATCACACCACGCCTAGAGGACGCTCTCGAAAGAGCGATTCCAGGTGGTTTGTACTCGCCATCCGCCAAGCACCTATCCAGGTGCTTGCCAAGTGCCGGAAGGTCTACTAAGTAGACCGGAAGGCCGCGGGAAACAACAGCATTACGGAGCCTTATTCGATCTTTGTCAAATTCAGCTCGCAACGCAGGGTAGGCGTATGTTGCATCATCCAATAATGCGCTATACACCTTGCTCAACTCCGTAACATAGCTTTTCAACATCAGGATTATCTCCAAAATGTTCTATGCTATGTTCGGCACACAACTGAACCGTCAACAATCGCAGTTGGAATCTACGACTGCCAGCCGAACAGCTTCGCAATGTTGGTGGCGTCCAAGAAGGTAGCCAACGCACGGATGTTTTCATTGTCCGTGTCATTTGGTTTGCTT